GAGGCATAAGTGATCTACATGAAGCACCCGAGTGGCACTGTGTTTCGCCACACCGGGACGACGCTACAGATGCTATTGGATTGGCGCATGTGGCTCTGGTGTCATCGCAACGGCTACAGATTTAGGATTGGGAAATGAACCTGATCGTTCTCATACTCATCATCCTGTTGCTGTTCGGTGGACTCGGTGGTGGATACTACGGGTATCGCGGTGGTCACTTCGGATACGGTGGCTTCGGTGGCATTGGTGTGGTCGTGTTGATCATCATATTGGTGCTGCTGTTTGGTGGAGGTAGGTTCTGGTGAGCGGCACATTCGAGCAGGACGATCCGCAACTCAACCTGGATACGAACGGTGATCCTCTTGAGGCAGCACTTACACAAGCAGATGCTGGACTGCCAGCCGCACCTGAACCCCCAGCAGTTTACAAGGCTATGGCCGATAGTCGTGTGCCTGTGTCTAGTAAGCGTGGTGGCGTATGGCGTAGTCGGCGTGATACTTCTCAGAAAGCTATGAAGGACTTAGTCGATGCATGGGATGAGGCAATTCGATACTACAACCATGACCAATCCGATCATCGAGATGGCACAGACACAACTGTTGCTGGCAACCGCAACGTCGCTCGTCGGCTTAACGAGTTATTTAGCAGCACTGAGAACATTGTGTTCGCTAATGTCAATGCACAGCTTCCTGAACTCTACGCCAAGAACCCAATCGTGTCTGTCACTAGTCAGCCACAACAAGATGCAACGCTTGACGAAGCCGGAGACGCTTTCGCCCGCGCCATTGAGAAATTGGTCAGTGCGCTCTTTCGAATGAAGTATACGCCCGGTGTGAATATCAAACCGAAGGCGAAGCGCAACGTCATCATCGCACTGCTGACGAATAGAGCATGGTTCGAAGTTGGATACACACAACGTGACAAAAGCAGTGAACAGGCAATCACTGATCTACAGACGCTATCCGACCAGTTGGCGAAGGCTGAGGATGACGAGGAGATTAGGGAGATCGAGGGTAAGCTCACTGCGTTGGAGGAGAAGATCGAATTCCTTCAACCGAGTGGTCCGTATGTTCGTATTCGTCTACCGCACCAAGTATTGATTGATCCGAACAGCAGTGATCCGAGTGGCAATGATGCCAACTGGATGATGGTCGAGGACATGCTACCCACTGCGTATATCAATGCGATCTATGGTGAGGAGAACGAGGAGACCGAGGAGATCACATCGATCTTTGAGCCTACGCACGTGCTGACTGGCGGTGGCAGTGACGATGACGACAAAGAATTCTCGCTGTTCAGTAAGAAGGACAATGCGTATTCAGCGTATGGGTTCGATACTGCTGATCAGTTTGACAAAGCGTGCATGACCAAGGTCTGGTATGTGTGGGACAAGGTGACACGCCGCTTGGAGATGTATGCTGACAACGACTGGAAGTGGCCGATCTGGGTGTGGGATGATCCGTATGGATTGCAGGGCTTCTTCCCACTGACACCGATGTGGTTCCACGAGAACCCTGTCGCAATGTATGCGAAGGGTGAAGTGAGCTACTACTTGGATCAGCAGGACCAGATCAACGAGATCAACGATGAGAAGCGACGTGCGATATTGTGGGCACGACGCAACATCTTCTACAACCCCGAAACGGGGATCACTCAGGAAATTGCTGACAAGATACTCAAGGGTCCAGATGCGACTGCGACCCCGATCAAGTTGCCGGAGGGGATGAAAGGAACGGATGCAATATTCTCCATTCCACCACCGAGCACTGCCTTCGCCAATCTGTTCGATAAGAAAGACCTCTACCAGAGCGTCGATCGCATCGCATCCACGAATGAAGTTGAACGCGGTGGTGAATTCAAGACGAACACAACCAACCGCGCCATCGACTACTACAGCACGATGGGCAACATGCGAATGGACATGCGTCTCGATGCAATCGAGGACGCTCTTGGAGATGTGGGTTGGAAACTGGCACAGCTTTGCCTCAAGTTCATGGACGCTCAGACTGTCACACAGATAATCGGTATCGACGTGTCACAGTTCTGGCGTCCACTCGATAACTTGCGTGACTACAGCGCATTCAGCGTGCAGGTGGTTGGAGGTAGCACACAGAAGCTGACTACACAGCAGAAGAAGCAGGAGGCTGTGCAGGTTGGTCAAGTGATGGCGCAGTATGTGAGGGCTGCACCTGCATCCGCGTTGAAGGTTTCACTGAAGATGCTGAGTGAAGCCTTCGATGACTTCATCATCAGTAAGGAGGATTGGGACAGCATAGCAGGTGAAGTGCAGATGATGGCACAGTCCCAACAAGGTGGTGCACCTGGACAGACATCAGGTGGTGGACCTGTTCCAGCGGGGCCGACACAACCTGGACCGCAACCGGGTGCACCGCAGGCAGGTGGTGGTATGCAAGTTGCGGCCGCAGTTGTTCAGGCATTGCAGCAACTGCCACCACCTGTTCTGCAAGCGATCGGTAATGCTCTGTCACAGGGTGTTCCACCAGCACAGATATTCCAACAGATGTTGCAGTCACAAGGTAGCAATGGACCCGGTGGTGTGCAGCAGCAGCCAGGACAAGCAGCATGAGCGGCACAACTGAAGACAGCATACTCGGTAGCATTCCCGACTTCCAAGACGACAGCACAGGAGGTGATAGTGGAGCTAGTGATAGCAGCCCAGCGCAGACGAGCGCGCAGCCGTCGCAAGGTGGTGACGAAGGCGCCACCACAAGTGCACAGCCTACTCAAAGCGGTAGCGAAAGCGGCGGAACTCAACAACCTCAGACAGTCCGCCGTAGACACGATGGACTCATCGAACAGCCAAACCCGGACAATCCTAATACCCGTGATCTAGTTGATCCGATCACTGGTAGGACTGTCGCGAAGGGTGGCATCGAGCGTCGTGTGTACGAGGAAGGACAACGACAGTCACGCGAGAACAACTCACTCAAGCAGCAATTGAGTAATGCGACGCGACAGCTTGCTAGCATCAATGAAGTGACGCAGGAAGCTGTTCGACTGAACGTAGCACCACAAGATCAAGTCATTGCCATCAGGGTGATGGCTGACTTCATGCGTGATCCAGTGAAGACGTTGCAGGCACTGGTCGAAGAGGTCAAGTCGAAAGGATACCCGATACCATTCCTTGAGCAAGGTGTGTCTCAAGGTATGGACCTGAATGCCATCCAGCGAATGATCGACAACAAGATGGCACCGCTGACACAGCAACGTCAGCAAGAGCAGCAAAATGTGCAGATGCGTCAACAGGCTGAGCGTGACCTGAATACCTTCCTCGAAGATAACCAGGAAGCCAACTCGAACCTTGACGTGCTTGGAGAAATGCTTCAAGCTCAACCTGGTCTAAGCCTCCATTCCGCCTACACCAAGATGATCCGGTGGTCGCACGAGAATGGATTGGATTGGACGCAGCCGTTGAAGCAGCAGATTGCTCAACGCCAGCAGCCTACTCCTCAGCAGCCTACACAGCAACAGCCTACGCAGCAGCGTCCACTACCAGGACGACGCAGTGCAGGCAACAACGGTGCAACCCCTGTGGGTAACGGACAAGTTGCACAATACAATGAGAATGCATCGTGGGCTGACATCATTCGTCAGTCGATGCAAGAGCATGGTGTTCAATTCTAATGAGAGGGTAGGCTATGCCTGTTGGAACAATCATACCTGCTGTTGCAGATGTCCTGCACAGCACGCTCACCAAGTCCAGGCGGAAGCTGGTCATGGCGAGCATCAAGTCAAACGCGCTGATGGCGTGGGTGTTCTCGAATGATCGTGTCGAGTATGAAGATGGCGGATACAATATTACTAATCCGCTTACGGTCGGACGCAACCCCAATATCACCAGCTACAGCTACTACTCCCCACTGCCAGTCAACCAGACCGATGAATTCGATACTATTGAGTATGGATATAGCCGCGTGGCTGGCACGGTTATCATCTCCGACCAAGAGCAAGACGAGAACAACGGTGCCGCAGCCATCTTCAAACTGATGAAGGAGAAGATGAATGTCCTTGAGGAGTCCATCAAGGATAAGTTCTCACAGTATCTATACGCAGTCGGTGGCGGAACAGACCCGCTTGGTCTTGGCAGCGTCATTCCTACTAATCCGCTTACTGGCACTCTTGGTGGTATTAACCGTGCTACTCAGCCTCAGTGGCGCACGTCAGCTTACATCTTCGCTGGTGGCATGGACAGCACGAACGTCGAGGAAGTCTTTGACGACATCCTCATGGACCTCACTCTGAAGGGTGACAAACCGAGTGTGATCTTGGCTGGTCGTAACATCTATCGCATCTACCGTCAGGCAGTGCGTGACAAGATGACGATACCGCTGTCAGAGGGTAAAGCTGGCAAGCGCATGTTCGACCTTGGCTTTGAAGGTGTGATGCACAATGGCATCCCCATCCTCTACGATGAGGACTGCCCTGTCACGTTCGCCTACTTCATCAATGACACGTATCTACGTCTGCACATGCTACGCGGTGTCAACATGAAGGTGAAGGAGTTGGTCGCTCCGTGGAACGTGGATGCAGTCGGCAGCCGCGTTGTGTGGGAAGGCCAGTGGTGTCTGTGGCGGGCATTCCGCACG